AAAGTTCTACAACTACCAGTCAACTTGATTTTGAAGTTAAGGATCAAATTTATATTCACTCAACATCTAACGGAATATTTTTAAGGGGCAATAACCAAAGTATTATTGATATGTACGGTGGTTCTGGTGGCGGAGTCTACTTCTATCATAATGGCAATAGCAAGTTAAAACTTGAGGGTGGTAATTGGACGTATCAAGGTAGTGCTACTGTTACTTTTGATAACCATTTATATGCCAGTTCTGATAGTGCGATCGATATTGGAACAAACACTACTCGTTTTAGAAACATATATGCGGATACTTTATATGGTGATGGTTCAAATTTAACAGGTGTTACTGCAGGATCCTCGGACAAAATCTCAGAGGGAAATACAGAGGCAGAAGTTGTAGATACAGGTTCCGATGGTCACTTTAAAGTCACAACTGAAGGATCAGAAAGACTTCGTGTAAATTCTGCTGGTAAGATTGGTATAAACAACAGTTCTCCGCTATATGCCATGCATTTCAAAAATGAAATGGCTTCCAGTCCTTCATTCATTCATATGCAGGTAACTGGAACTAACGCTGTTGGTGGTGGCGGAGGTATTGCTTTTGATACATCTGCATCAAACTCTGATTCAAATAATAGTTTATATCTTGCTACTATTGCTGGAGTAAGAAATAGTGCTAATAATGGATCTAATGATTTAGTTTTTTCAACTTCTAAATCGAGTGTTACTGGTGATGATGGTAATACTCACTCACCAAAAGAAAAACTTCGTATAACTTCTAGTGGTGATATGGGATTGGGAACAAATAATCCCACTTCTGATGGTGGAACTACATTTGAAATTTATGATGCTACTACTCCCACATTAAGACTCAATGATGGTGGAGAATATAAAGCACTATTCCAACTTAGAGGAAATGATCTTGAAGTGAGAGGTTCCAATGGTGCTATGGAATTCTACACAGGAAATGCTGATGGTGCATCATCAACTGAAAGACTTAGCATCACAAATACAGGAAAATGTCAAGTATATAAAGGAACTTCAACAACTGGTAAAACTTCTGGTTCTGAAGCATTCACAGTTGGTAATGGTGCTGGTAATCACAGATTTGCTGTTTACCCTGATGGAACCACTGTTATCGGCGGTACGGGCGACATCGGGAACAACAATATAAAACTTACAAATGATGGTAATATAACCGCCGCAGGTGATATTACGTCAAGTTCTGATATCTCCCTAAAAGATAACGTTATTACTTATGAGAATGCTCTAGACAAAGTATTGGCAATGCGTGGTGTAGAGTATGATCGTAATGATATGGAGGGTAAGCATGAGGTTGGTTTGATCGCCCAAGAGGTTGAGAAGATTATACCTGAGGTGGTTGGTGAGAGTAATGGACTTAAGAACATTGCTTATGGAAAACTCACTGCTGTTCTAATTGAGGCTATCAAAGAGCAACAGCAACAGATTGAAGATCTTAAACAACAACTAAATAAAGGAAAGTAGGACTAAATATGGCTAAACCTGCTTCAAGACAGGATCTGGTTGATTATGCCAAGAGGCAGTTGGGTTACCCTGTCTTGGAGATTAACCTTGCGGATGAGCAGATTGAAGATTTGATGGATGATGCCATCCAGGTGTATCAGAACCGTCACATGGATGGCGTAGAATTGATGTATCTGAAATATAAGATTGATCAAAATTTCTTAGATGCTGTACAAGCAAGGGGCGACGATAAAGTAATTGGCATCACTACTACGTCTACAACAGCCAATATCACTGGTGTCGGAACAACCGGAGTTGGTATCTCTACCTTTGCGTTTGAAGAGACACAGAACTTTATCCAAATACCTGATGCTGTCATCGGAATCGAAAAAGTATGGAAGCTTAATAACAGTACAATTAGCACGAACATGTTTAGCGTGCAGTATCAACTGTTTTTGAATGAGATATATTACTTCAGTTCAGTAGAACTGTTGGGATATACGATGACAAAACGATATCTTGAGGACATTGATTTTATTCTAAGTCCCGAAAAACAAATTAGATTTAATCGTAGACAAAATAGATTATATATTGATACAGACGCTGATAGTATGGACGTGGATGATTACCTAATCATTCAATGCTATCGTGTTCTTGATCCAAATGAGTATACCAAGGTATACGATGATGTATTTCTAAAAAGATACTTCACTGCTCTTATGAAGAAGCAGTGGGGTATGAACATGATGAAATTTAGAGGTGTAAAATTGCCTGGTGGTGTTGAAATGAATGGTCGAGAAATTTACGATGAGGGCGTAAAGGAGTTAGAGAAACTTGAAGATCAGATGTTCAATACTTACGAACTGCCACCCATGGATATGATTGGCTGATGCTTAATCCATTCTTTACACAGGGATCAAACGGCGAGCAAAATCTCGTCCAAGAACTTATAGACGAACACATCAGGATGCATGGCATCGAGTTCGTCTATATGCCACGTTCGTTTGTCAATAGAAAGACTGTAATGCGAGAGGTGACATCTTCTCGCTTTGAAAATTCATTTCCGTTAGAAGGGTATATTGAGAACTATCAAGGATTTGGAGATAATCATAATCTACTAACCAAATTTGGTGTTAGATCTACTGCTGAGATGAATATTGTAATCTCGCAGAAACGTTTTGAGGAGTATATTACTCCAATCCTTAGAGATACTGGTGGTGTTGGTCTTGACAACACACCAGTCAGACCCTTAGAAGGAGATTGTATTTACTTTCCATTGGGTGATATTCTATTTGAAGTGAAGTATGTTGAGCATGAGGCACCAAGTTTCTATCAACTACAGGAAAATTATACATACGTTCTCAAATGCGAACCCTTTGAGTATGAGGATGAAAAAATCATCACAGGTATTGAAGACATTGATGATGACTTTAGGACTCTTGGATACAATGCTACACTAACTCTAGCAAGTGTAGGCACCACTGCTACAGCATTTACTAGTCTTGTGAACGGTGGTATTCATAAAATCACAATTATTAATGAGGGAACAGGATACACAGCGGATCCTGTACTCAGAATTAATCCACCTGTAACGGGTAGACGTGCCACTGCTGTAGGTATTACTACAATCAATGATGCCGGAACCAGATCTCTAGAGTCTGTAAGAATAACAGACCCTGGTTTTGGATACACCTCAATACCGAACATCAGAGTTGAGACTGACGATGGTAATGGTTCTGGTATCGTACTACTAGCAGGTATTGGAACTACAGGATCTGTTGGTATTGTTACCATTAGTGATCAAGGCACGGATTATATTGTGCCTCCAATTATCACCTTCACTGCTCCACCTGCTGGTGGTGTCAGTGCTGCTGGCACTGCTCTCCTACAAGGAGACGGAAAAGTTTCCACAATCCAAATCACCAATGCTGGATATGGATATACCCTTGCTCCGACTATAACTGTAGGCGCTGCTGGTACTGTAGGTGTAGGTACATTCTTTAATGGGGACACCATCCGTGGAGTCTCTTCTGGCACCACCGCATACGCCACAACTTGGAATCAACCCACCAAGAAACTCACAGCAAAAGACCTTACTGGACAGTTCCAACTCGGCGAACTCATTGTGGGAACTGCTAGGTCTACTGGTGAGACAGTTGCTTACCGTCTAAATAGCGTTAACTACGACGATGATGACGCTTACGAAGACAACCAGGAGATCGAAACAGAAGCAGACGCGATCCTGGACTTCACAGAGCAAAATCCTTTTGGTGAGGTCTAATGTTTGGTAATTATTTTTACAACGAGACTATTAGAAAAACTGTCATAGCATTTGGCACACTTTTTAATAATATCTCTGTAAAGCATACGCAGGGCGATACGACTATCAGCACGATTAAAGTGCCGATTGCGTATGGTCCAATTCAAAAATTTCTCGCTCGTGTTGAGCAACAACCAAACTTTGATCGTAACGCAGCGATTACGTTGCCAAGATTGTCTTTTGAGATTACAAAATATCAATACGACGCTAGTAGAAAAGCAGCACCGATTACAAAATTTTGTCTTGTTCCTAACAGCAGCAAAGATAAAATTAAAAGAATTTTTATGCCGGTCCCATATGATATTGGGTTCCGTCTAAGTTTCGCTACAAAGATTCAGGATGATGCTCTACAAATTCTAGAGCAAATTCTACCATTTTTCCAACCCGCTTACAACGTCACCATGACGATGATTGAGGGTCATGATGAGAAGAAAGATATTCCATTCACACTAAACAATATCCAATTCCGTGATGAGTATGAAGGTGACTTCAGCACTCGTCGTGCTATTGTTTACGAACTAGACTTCACTGCTAAGACATACTTCTATAACGAAATCCCAACAGACGCTTCTGGTGGTCTTATTAAGAAGGTTCAAATTGATTATAGTTCTTCTATTCGTGGACCAAGGGAGGTTCGCTACACAGTAACTCCTACTGCCACTGAGGATTACACTTCTGATAGCACAACATCACTAACAGCAGAAATTAAACCAAATCAAACTTTGCTTAAGGTAGCAAGTTCTAATAACCTTGTTCAATATAAGTTTATTCAAGTTAACAAAGAGGTTATGCGTGTTGAAGAAATTGACAACACTAATGTAATTGTATCTCGTGGTCAATACGGAACTGAAATTGATACACATAGTTCTGGAGATGTCGTAAATCTAATTAACTCTGATGACAATGCTTTGATTGAGGTTGGAGATGATTTCGGTTTTGATAGTGATATTGAATTCTTTGGCGATCTAAAAACTTATAGTCCTTCACAAGGCAGTGACATCTGATGGACAATCAATTTGACGCTATCGATAAGGCACTTGACGTGAAAGCAGAGATTGTTGAAAAGTCTAAGGAACCTAAAGCGATCGCCAAACCAGAAGAGGATCCTGAAAAAGACTATGAGTATAGTAGAGCACAACTATACACGCTAATTGACAAGGGTCAGGAAGCAGTTGATGGCATCCTAGAACTAGCACAAGACAGTCAACATCCTCGTGCCTTTGAGGTTGCTGGACAGTTAATTAAGTCTGTTGGTGACGTTACTGATAAGTTGATTGATCTTCAAAAGAAGATGAAGGACCTAGAAAAACCACAAGGTGGTCAAAGTCCCAAGACAGTCAATAATACAATGTTTGTTGGTAGCACTGCTGACCTACAGAAGATGCTGAAGCAAGGTCTTCTAAATAATGATAGTGAATAGTCTCCTTTATGTTGGACGAAAGAAGTCTCACTAAAGGTGAAGACAACAAAAAAGAAAAGTACGTCAAAGGTATGAAAAAGTCTTTTAGCGATTTCAAAGCACGTTATGGCGACGATGCTAAGTCGGTGATGTACGCCACTGCCACAAAGATGGCAAAAGAAGATGTTGTGGATGAAGGCATCGGTTTAGAGGTTGCTAGAGCTATTGATAAAACAAAACCACCTTTGGGTAGATCTTCTAAGCGTAGAAAGGTCAGTGATGCTTTGAAGATGCGAGAAGTATCTAAGACGGTCGCCAAGAATAAAAAACGTAAGATGGCAAAGGAAGAAAATATTGATGAGGTTTTGGGTGGTAGACCTGGTGATGGATATCTTGGACATCCTAATCTAGGCATTAAGAACCCTCTTGCTAAGACACAAACAAAAGCACCAGTTACGCAGGGAACTAAATTACCAAAGGGTCCGAATGTCAATACTGTTGGTGCGAGATGGGGAGATAGAAATGCTGAGTTGCTAAAATATAGGCAAAATCTGCCTTCTCAAATGAGAAACTCATATGAACCAGAGGGTGAACCAATTGAGGAAATCGCACCTGTAGTTGCTGGTGCTCTTGCTGTTGGTAAAATGGCAGCAAAAGGAGCACTTAAGAAAGGTGTTCAAGCAGCAGGAAAAAAAGTTGCTGCTGGTGCTGTTAAGGGTTCTGTTAAAACAGGTTCCGTTAAATTGGGATCGGTTGCGTCTAAATCTAAACCTGTTGGAAAAACTGCTACACCACAAAGTTCATCCGTCGTAAAGTCTGACGGTGGAATGCAGTCTAAAAAGGCACCTAGTGTTCCTAAGAAATCAGACACTCCACAAGAACCTAAAAAACCTGAGACATCACAGGAACCTACAAAATCTAAGGAACCTGGTAAGAAGAAAAAGAATGGTGTAGAAGATGGTGTTAAAAAAGGTTATGCTAAGGTGAAAGATAAGGTGACTGGATTCACTGCCATGTTTGATCCAAAGGAGAGTTATGACCAAAATTCAGAGCTACTCACTTTTAGTGATTTTAGGGAGATCGTTAGTATTTGCGTCTCAGATGAGGAAGAGTTGAGTGAAGGTAAAAAAATTAAAAAGATTCTAGGACCAAAACCAGTCAAAGGAAATCCTTCCGAGTATATTAAAGATACCAATATGATGCCTGGTTCTGGCATTACCAAAAAGTACGCAGAAGAATTCCAAAATGAAGGAGCAGCCTGGACAAAAAAATCAGGAAAAAACTCCGAAGGAGGACTCAACGAAAAAGGACGAAAGTCTTATGAGAAGGCGAATCCTGGATCAGACCTTAAGGCACCAACAAAGAAGGTTGGAAATCCCAGACGGGCATCCTTCTGTGCAAGAATGAGTGGAATGAAAAAGAAACTAACTAGTAAGAAGACTGCTAACGATCCCGATAGCAGAATCAATAAATCACTTAGGAAGTGGAACTGCTGATTAAATTATGTCTGGTGATATCTATCTTGGTAATCCAAATTTAAAAAAAGCAAATACACCGATTAATTTTACAGAGGATCAAATCGTTGAATTCCTCAAGTGTAAAAACAATCCGGTGTATTTTGCTAGGAAACACATCAAAATTGTGTCACTTGACCACGGTCTTGTACCTTTTGACATGTATCCGTTTCAAGAGAAGTTAATTAATAACTTCCATAACAACAGATTCAATATCTGTAAGATGCCTCGTCAGACTGGTAAGTCAACAACGTGTGTATCATATCTACTTCATTATGCCATCTTCAATGATAATGTAAACATTGCGATCTTGGCAAACAAGGCGTCCACTGCTCGTGACCTTTTGGGAAGGTTACAACTTGCCTACGAGAACTTGCCAAAGTGGATGCAGCAAGGTATCATTGCTTGGAATAAAGGTTCTTTGGAGTTGGAAAATGGGTCTAAAATTATCGCCGCATCTACGTCTGCATCTGCTGTCCGAGGCGGGTCCTACAATATCATCTTTCTTGACGAGTTCGCGTTCATCCCGAACCACATTGCTGATGAATTCTTTGCCTCTGTTTATCCTACTATCTCGTCTGGACAGAGCACTAAAGTAATCATGGTGTCAACGCCACACGGTATGAATCACTTCTACCGTTACTGGCATGATGCTGAGCGTGGAAAGAATGATTATATTGCTACTGAAGTTCACTGGTCTGAGGTCCCAGGTAGGGATGCCGCATGGAAGGCACAGACTATTGCTAACACAAGTGAGCAGCAGTTTAAGGTTGAGTTTGAGTGTGAGTTCCTAGGATCTGTTGATACTCTCATAGCACCATCCAAATTAAAGACGATGGTTTATGAAGATCCGGTGCGAACCAATGGTAGTCTCAGTATCTATGAGATGCCAATAGAGGATCATGATTACATAGTTACTGTGGACGTTGCTCGTGGTGTCTCGAAGGACTACTCTGCTTTCATCATTTTTGATATCACTTCGTTTCCATACAAAGTGGTTGGCAAATATAGAAACAATGAAATAAAACCAATGATGTTCCCAAGCATCATTGTAGAAACTGCTGAAGCGTACAATAATGCGTACATCTTAGCAGAGGTCAATGATATTGGAGATCAGGTTGCGTCAATCATTCAGTTTGATTTGGAGTATGAGAATGTATTGATGTGTTCTATGCGAGGACGTGCTGGTCAAATTGTTGGCACAGGTTTCTCAGGTAAGAAGACACAACTTGGTGTCAAGATGAGTGTCACAGTTAAGAAGGTTGGTTGTAGTAACCTAAAAACTTTGATTGAGGATGATAAATTGATTCTTTGTGATTATGATATGATTAGTGAACTGACCACGTTTATCCAAAAACGCCAATCGTTTGAAGCAGAAGAAGGATGTAATGATGACCTAGCGATGTGTCTGGTTATCTTCGCATGGTTGTGTGCTCAAGATTACTTCAAAGAGATGACTGATAATGATGTTAGAAAGAGAATATACGAAGAGCAAAAGAATCAAATTGAGCAAGATATGTCACCGTTCGGATTTATTAGTGATGGTTTGACTGACCTAGATGGTGAGGTTGACTCTAATGGTGATGTGTGGAAGACTGACGAGTATGGAGACATGTCATATATGTGGGAATTCCAGTGATGGAGTTTGAAGATCAGTTCTTACTAGATCATTTACTGTTTACTGAAAGAGTATGTAGAAAATGT